CTCTTTCTAAGTCATTGTGGATTATCTTAGTCTGCACATTAGCATTGCTACCAAAGTGTTTTCTAAAAGTTTGTAACCGTTTGTCTACAGTTGTGTAGAGCTTACCTTTGATATTGGTTTTGTCGCTATCAGCAAGGTTAGCTATTTCATTTATTGATTCAATCAATTTATCACTCATTTTATTCTCCATAGTTCTTTAGCAACCTGTTTATCTGAATCTGACCACATCCAGTGAGATAGGTCAGGATAGAACTGATCAACCAAAGAGTTAATATCATTATTTTGTAGAAGGTTCATTATTGCTAACGAAGCCCTATACACCTCATCTAATCTCATGCTTATATCGTCTATCTCAAATGTGATGACCTCTGATTTGGTCTTAGTCACATAGATATAATCAGCATACGCATGATCTTTTTCTAACGCAGTAGCATAAATTGCTAGTTGCCTTTGAACTGGTGGGAGTAATGCAGGTGGTTTCTTTGCAGAGGTTTTTATGTCTCTGATGCAATCCTCATACTCTAAATCTGTGTACCCTATAACTGACACTGGTAGCCCCACATCTATCTCTACTTTCTTTTGATAGCTAACAGGCTCGCCTAGGTGTTTATAGAAAGGCAATCCTACAGACAGATACTTTTCTATGTTGTTGTACTCTGTGTCTGCTTTGTCTTGATCAAACACCACGCCTTGACTCTGTTCGTATCTCATAAGCGATTTAAACTCAACCTGTGCATCTTCTATAGATGTCTTATTGCCTATGGCATGATCTATGACCGTACCTCTAAGCATGGCAGGGTTAGTAGGTGATTTATGTTTGGCTAAGTACCTAACAATAAACAGTGGTGGGTTTTGTATGAATAGGTTTATAGAACTGGCTGATAGGTGTTCAATATCAAACTGTTCAAATGGATTATTTTTCATCTTTTAAATACCTCAATTTATGCTTTCATTAAATACGAAATGGAATTATAATCACATATTGGGTTTACCACAACCCTTAATTTAACTTTAGGAGACAACCAATGAAGCTGAAAGATTTCTTGCAAGAGAACAACTATACGCAAAACAAATTTATAGATGCTGTGCATGAAAAAACAGGACATAGATTTTCTCAGGGTGGTCTTGCTAAGTACATCATTGGTGTACGCATACCTAGAAAAAAAGAGATGGGAGTTATTCATAGTTTTACTAAAGGCGTGGTAGCACCAAACGATTTTTATTTATAGACTCCATTCGTCTATGTCGTATTGTCTTTCTATAAAGATGCGCTTATCCATATCGTAAAAGAATTTAACCTGACCAATCTTACCGTATAGGTCTTGTTCTCGTATCTTGCGTGTAATCACGCTAGTGGAGTTGTCATCAAAGTCTCTGTGAATCGTTAGTACGGCATCTGATTGATTGTGCCAGTGAGCAGCACCGCTTATATCGTAAGCAGAGGGTGGCAGGTAAGAACCATCTTGAGACTTGGGTAGCTTTGTCGGATGAGCAACTACCCACATTGTTACCTCGTAGTTTCTAGCAAAGCGTTTACAGCTAGAGATAAAGTCTCTGATGTGTTCATCCTCACGCTGATTGCCTTCTCTTTTTGCGCTGACCTCATTGTAAGGGTCTATCACAATGCCATTGACTCCGTGTTTGTAAACACTGGACTTAGCTATGTCTATGATCAGGTCTATCTCAGGAACGGCATCTTTGGATTCAATAAAGTAAAAGTGCTTATCAATAAAACCCATAGCTTCTACCAACTCTGTTCTGCTCATACGATTACCAAAGCCTTCATCAAATGCTTTTTGACAATACATCTGTGTCATTCTTCTGATGTGCATACTGGTTGAATGTTCAGGAGAAAAGATTGCAAACTTCCACCCTTGATTCTTAGCTAGGTTTAAAAGTATCTGATCAAGTATTAAAGACTTACCATGATTGGGTATGCCAGTAATTACATGGAAAGTACCAGTCATGATCTTATAAATATCATCTAGTGAACCCATACCGATCTCTACAGGCTTCTCATAGTTGCCCTCATACAGATCAATTAGTTGATCAAAGTAGTCATGACCTTTGTACAAGCCGTTGATAGGATAGGGTATAGCATTGTCTATAAGTTCTTTGAGTTTGGTCGCACCGTGTTTCATCAGAACCTCATTGGCATCTTTGCATCCTTCAGGACACTTCACATACCAACAACGATCTTTACCGAACCTGTGTAGCAGTTCTTTGTGTAACGATCTACCTGCTGTGTCATTGTCGGTAAATATAATTATGTTCTTGGCAACAAGGGGTGAATTGTCTAAGGCTTTGAACCTAGCATCATTAGGGTCAAACTTGGCTTCTTTTGGTGCGCCATCAGGAAGCGTTGTGCTGTTCGTTATGCCACTCTCAAATAAACTGATGCAATCCATCTCACCTTCGCAGAAAATGACTGTATCGCTCTTATACACATTGTCATAGTTATATAAGATGCGTTTAGCGTTAGGCGATTGTCTAAACTGTTTATCAACCGTCCTGTATTTAACATTGACCAGTGAGCCGTGTTCGTCAAAGTATTGAAATGCAATCCATGAGTTCTCGTTAAAGATTTTCATAGAGTCAACCGTTGAATTAGAAATGCCACGATCACCAAAGAACTTGTACATAGAATTATCTGTAGACTTGGACTCAGGAACTACTGGTGTTTGATAGGTTTTAGGTTTAAAAGAATTAGACCCATCACCTGACCCACCCTTGAAATCACAATGGTGACAATTCCAAACCACCGTATTATTTTCTATGGTAACTGAGAGTGGATTATCTTTTGGATTGTGTGGTGGCTGACAAGAAGGACACTTTACTTTTTGATTCCCTTCACCGTAGTGTTTTAAATTTATTCTGTTCTCCATCAAGACCGAACTTATATCTTTCATTTTATATTTCCTACCCTGCGAGAGAGTTCAATGATTTTTTAACTTTTGTTACTGTTGTATCTGCATCATCAAGATACCGTTTTTGATTTAACCATGTTGTGCAATGAGGTACAAACTTTAATTCCATCTTTTCATCTGCAACAAACTCTGCATAAGACTTTATCTTTTTCAAAAGTTCATCATGGGATATTTCTTTTAATGCAATCTTGTATTTCTGAGAAGCTGCATACTTGTTTGTCTTGCGTGGATAGATTTTCCAAAACTCCTCAAAGAGTTCTTTAGTATTATCTTTAGTATCTTCTTTAGTATTGGGGGGTGCTGAGACAGGGGGGGTGGTAGTCTCCTGACCCTGAGGGGTAGGGGTCTCCTCACCAGTGGGGGTCTGTAGACCCTGACCTAGATGTAAGGTGTATCGGTTAGATATGTTTCCACCATCTGCTTTGAATCTAGCTGTGATCTCAAGCAGGTCTTGTTGTGCAAACTCTTTAATAATCTTACCTATGTGTTTAGGGTCTTTGATTCCTGCAAGCAGACCTATGTGCTGATAGCTAGGATAACAACTGCCTTTTTCATCTGCGTAGTTGGCAAGGATGACTAGAACTAATTTCTTGGTTGGAGTTAAGCCCTCTAGTTTGAGGGCTTTGTTTAATAACTCAATTGACATAAGACTGAGTATAAGAACCGCTATCGGATTGTAAGATGGCATCAATGATTCCATCCTCAAAGTGAGTTGAGCTAAGACAACACCTAACTCTAGTACCCAGTAATTTGTAACCCAAAGATTCTAGCCTAATCTTCTCGTCATCAATATCGTCATCTGTATTGGTAAAAAGACCAACTCCATATTGACCCTCAGTGTACTTGTTCCAAGCGCCCCAAGTGTTACCAGTCTCAGGGTCATGCACATAGATAGTGAAAGCTGAGATGTGTTTAAGTTCGTGGGATTGTGTTTTCATTTTATCTCCTATTTAATTTAAAGAACCGAGCATAATTTATTTAATTAATTTATGCAACCCATAATGGTATTAAAGTAATCTCTGTGTTGGTGATTCATCTGCAGTCACATCTCTATTGAAATATCCAAGTGGCATTTCAGCACCCTCAGGAAAAACCCAAAGGTGATAACAGTTATCAGTGTCATGGAGAAAAGACTCTTTGGGATAAATCTCAATAGCAGTTCTTTCCAAACCACAAAGCTCGTTCTTAATCTTTTGAAACTCACCCCAGTCTCTTAAGTGAGTGTCGCCATACAAACCATTAGAACAAATCCTGATGTTTAACCAAGTAGTCCCTGTTAATTCTTTTGAATGTAAAAGAGGATGGCTTTCATCCATGTCTGACTTGGCAACTTTGTATTTACCATTAGAGGTAAACCAAATCTCTGTTTCTTTTAATCGGTTTGCACCATCTAAAGCCACTTGTTTTGAATCGCCATGCTTTCTTAACTTAGCAACGGTACTCTTAAAAGTATTTCCTGCTTGGGTCACTCCGCTTGCACGGAGTTCCCATTGACCAAAGTAATCTGATTTAATAATTTGCATCAGCCCACCTTCTTAAAGTAATGATCATTGGACTGGCAGATAGAATCCCACTTGCTCCGTCTAATCCTTCTCCAAGATTTAGAGTTAAACAGGTGCTTATCTTTGAAGTAGTCTTTGACATAGACCCACTTGTAACCGAGCCTGACTGCTCTAGTACCAATACCAATATTGATACCCTTGATACTATGTTGAATGGACATATTGTTGAACCTGTAGAGTTCAAACTTATGCTTGGTCTTTTTCACTTTATTTTTCATATTATCTTCTCCTTTGAAGTTTCAATTTATTTTCTTACCAATTACCATTATACCAGTTTGGGTCTATATTGCAAGAAGTATTTTTTTTGATGTTTTTTAAAAGTTTGGTTTTTATCTCGTTTTGGAATAGAATCACTACAGAAACATGATAGACACATGACAGATAAAAAAGCTAAAGTAAAAATTACAGATCATCTGAAGGATGCAATTCGCAATGAGTATGTGCAAGGCGTAGAGCTAGACACTGGCGAAAGAAGTGTGTTTACTCTTGATGAGTTAATTTCAAAGTACAATGTTTCTTCTACCACCATCTACAGATTGTCTGCAAAAGACGGATGGAAAATGCAGAGAGAAGAATTTAGACACAAGCTGATGGCTGAGTTTGATGAGAAAAGACGAGAACAGTTATCAGATGAAAGTATTAAGGTTGATGAAATATCCTTAAAATTATCCTATGAAATATTTGCTCATGTTCAGAGCTTAATTAAATCAAATGAAAAACCAAGTGGAGTCGCATCATTATCAATGGCTGCCATCAATGCACAGAAGTTAGCAAAACTTGCATTAGGTGAAGCAACCGAAAACATGAAACTAAATGCAAATATACAAGAAACAGACGCATTCAGAGAAGCTATGGAACTGCTTGACGAGGTTGAACGACAACGCAGAAACAGCAGCGTTTCAACTACGCACTAGATGGCTAACAATAGCTAGGGAAAAACAACTCCCACCTGAAGAAGAGCATAACATTTGGTTAATTCTTGCAGGTCGTGGTTGGGGTAAGACAAGAACTGGCGCACAGGACATAGCTCTGTATGCTCTTAGAAACGCCAACACTATATGTGCAGTGGTAGCTCCTACTCATGGAGACTTACGCAGAGTTTGTTTTGGCGGTAACAGTGGCTTGCTCTCAATCATTCCTGATGAATGTTTTATTACTAGCTCAGATTACAAAGGTTACTCATCCAGTCTTTCAGAAATAAGATTACACAATGGTTCTAAGATTGTAGGTTATGCAGCAGTTGAACCTGAGAGACTAAGAGGTCCACAGTTTCATAGAGCATGGTGTGACGAGATCGCAGCTTGGCGTTATCCTGAAGCCTTAGATCAATTAATGTTTGGATTACGACTTGGAGACAATCCCAAGTGTGTCATTACGACCACGCCCAAACCAAGTAAAATGATTAAGACATTGGTAGAAAGAGATGATGTAATTGTTACGACTGGTTCTACATTTGAGAACGAAGAAAATTTAGCAAAGTCTGCATTGGATATGCTAAAGCGTAGATATGAAGGCACAACTCTTGGCAGACAAGAGCTTTACGCTGAGATCATAGAAGAACTAGAAGGTGCTTTGTGGTCAAATAAGATAATTGACGAAGCAAGATTGCCTGCAGATACAGAAAAAGAACTGAAGCAAATCATAGTAGCCATAGACCCTGCAGTTACAAACAACGAAGATTCAGATGAAACAGGCATCATGGTAGTAGGCAAAGACCACAATAATGAGTATTATGTACTAGAAGATGCTTCAGGAAAGTACAGCCCTGACGGTTGGGCTAGAAAAGCTATCAATTGCTTTTATGATTGGGATGCAGATAGAATAGT